CCGAACCCCTTCCGGATTCCTGGGTCTCTTTAAGTTTCTCAGCTAAACCTTTGATGACGTCGAGGTCGGCTGTAGGTGCACCACGTTTCTGAGCGTCACCGTATACGGCTCGTAGACCGTCCAAGTTACCCGAGGCGAAGCATTGGTTAGCTTTCGTGAGATAGGGGCTTAGCGTACCGTTTGCAGGCGTTTTAGCATACAAATCTCCGCGCTCGACCTTTTCCATTTCCTCACGCGAGGCACGTTTGTTCCCTGAATAGCCAAAGTTAGCCAGGGCACGACCGATTGAGCTTGTCTCAGCGTTCTCAATACAAGACGTGCGATTGACGTTGCCCTGTCCGTCTATCTCAGAGGCGAACCCTGTAGATCGGATTGTGTGGTCGATGAAGAGTGATGCTTTGAATACCCAACGGTTCGCTGAGCGGTCAAAGTCTGTTGATACGTCTTCGGTGATGATGCTGCCGTCTGGGTGGTCTGCCCAAAACTTGCGTATGCGAGAGTCGACTGGCTCATAGTCGGCCAGATTGAAGTTAGCCATGTTGTGTCCTTAGTGTCCTTTGATGTCCGCCCGTTGGCGAACAAACAACACTATAGCACCGATAAAAGACAACTGGCGCACCATCCGAAGACAGCACGCCAGTGTTAACTCTTTTAGTTTACTTGACGTTCTTGTGCGCTAACGCCGATGAACCGATTGCAAGTATTGCTGCGATGGCGTTTAGAAGCTGTGTGCCGAGCTGGTCACTGAATAGTCCCAGAGTGACAAGAATGGGCATGAGGGCGATGGTGATGCTGTAAACGTATTTGCGGTGTTGTGGTGTCATTTATTTGCCTTTCATTAGTTTTAGTGGGTCGATTGTTAGTCCAACAAAGTTGCCGTGAGAGTCTTTTGACGCTGTCAGGTGTAGGTGAGGGCCCGTTGATGCTGACCCGGTGGAACCGACCAGGCCAATGATTTGCCCACGTCGTACACGTTTGCCGTGGCGCATTCCTTGAGTGTCGCTGAGGTGGTTGAAACCCCAGAATATGCCGTCGTGGTCTAAGAGGATGACGTATTCGCCGAGTATTGGCGAGACGCCCACCTGGGTGATTGTGCCACTTGCTACTGCACGTACTTTGGCACCTGTTGGTTGTGGAAAGTCGAGGCCTCGGTGTGGTTGTTTGCGTCCCTCGGTTGCGCCGTATAGATCACCGAGTTGTTTGAACGGCATCCTGTAACCCATTAGTCGGCCAACTGTGTCTGAGCAACTTCGATGGCTGTCACGATGATGGCGATAGCGTTGTCGGCTTCCAAGACGGCTTGCTCGTTGCCGATGGCTTCAGCTGTGGCTTTGTTAAGTTCGTGCTGATAGCCTTCAAGGTTGAGCTGAGCAATGCGCTCGGTTAGTAGTTGTGTTTTGAGTTCTGTTGGAACGTTGAAAAGTGACATTTTTATTCTTCCTTTCTTATGCGGCTGCGATTGTTGTTATTGTGCCTGATGACCCACGCCATTTGAGTGCTCCGGCTTCTGCGTAAAGAACACCGCCACCTGTCGGGTTGCTGGTTGGAACGGTGGTTGCGTTAGTGATATTGATAACACCTACACCGCCACCTAGTGAAGCAGTCCCAGCACCAAAAGTAATATTGTTGTTACCCGGCAACTGCATAACTTGAAGGTTTCCTAGGCCGTAAATCGCAGTTACACGAAGACCATAATCCCAACGTAAGCGCCAGTCTTGTTGGTCTACACGGCCAAGAATCGTGCCGTCAGCTGCCTGCCATTCTTGTATCGAACCAACAGTCCCAAAAGTGCCTGCGCCTCTGACAACAATTGCTTTCGTGCCACCGCTTCGTGCCGTAATGCTTTTCTGTGCCGGGACTGAAACTGTGCCAGCAACCGTCTGCGAACCTGTCGTAGCGTTCGCATAACTGATAGTCGTTGAAGTGACAGCGGTGATAGGCGCGCCAAAGACGTTATAGCCTGTCGGTGTAATGCCTGCAACTGTTACCAAGTCACCAACGGCTAGGCTGTGTGCGCTAGTGAGTGTGACTGTGGCTGTCGTGCCAGTTCCTGAAGTCGCTGTCGTAGCACCACCAACCGCTGAAAGAATCGGGGCAGCTGAGCCTGTCCAAACCTGCGCGACTCCATTACGACCGCCGATAGGTGTTCCAGCCGAGTTCTGATATTGCAAGATGTCGCCAACTTGGCTTGCTGAGCTTTTTAGTGCTAGAAGGCTTCCAGTCAAAATTCCAGCAGAAGTTCCAATGACAACGCCACCGTTACCGCGTGAAGTAGAGATTAGAAGCTTGTTGTTTAGCCCAGCTTCACCAGTTGTTGAGATACTCCCAGCGATGTTGTTGTCGGTCGAGTTAACTTGGATACCGTTTAGCGCGGTGAATGTGCCACCCGATGTAATGCTCGACACAACGGTTCCAGCTGAGTTTTGCCATTCTTGCAAGTTCGCTGATTGAGACGCTGCGCCCTTAAGAATTAAGGCTACTGTTGATGCAGTATTTGATACCGATGAAGTTGCCCAAGTGCCTGATGGCGCGCTAAACCAGTCGCCTAAACGTGCATTATTGGTTCGCAAAATGTTTGCAATAACGCTACCAGTTGAGTCAACACGTGATAAAACTGTTCCCGTAGAATCTTGCCACTCGGTAAGGTTTACCGATTGAGACGCTGCACCCTTGAGAGTCATTGGAACAATCGTTGCTGAACGTGCAGTAAAAGCGGCATTACCGTTATTGTTGATAGTCCAAAACCCTGTGTTATTGCTGAGTCCATTAGCGAAAATTGTTGAAGGCGTAACAACTTGGTTAAATTGGTCAATCCTAAAACCAACTGTGCCGGTTGAAGATTGCGTTTGGATGAAGTCACCAGTCTGAGAAGTTGCGCCCTTAACTACTAATGGCGTATTGGCGGCTGCGCTTGGAATAAGCGTCTGTGTGCCAGTAATTGTGCTACTGCCAGTCAACGGCACTTTAGCCGCCAAATCGGTTGTTAGGTTAGTAACCTGCGACTGAGCAAGTGTTAGGCCTGTTTGGTCGATACCAAGTTGGGCGCTGGTTGACGTTCCCGAGTTAGTGATCGGAGCAGTGACACCGATGACACCGCTAGATCCGTCAGCGCCACTTGCTCCAGTTTGACCGACTTCGCCAGCAACAGCAAACAGCCACGAGTTGTGAGAACCCGAACCGTTAAACTTATCAACCGTAATTAGTAAAGAACCGCCACCAATATAGTTTGCGTTGCCTTCTAAAAAATAGGTTGGCGTGTCTGAGTGAATAGCCCGAACACGTTGACCAGTTGTGAACGCTCCCTGATTAGAACCAACTAACGTAAATGTTTTCAGTCCAGTACCCAGGGTGATTGTAGACACTGAAGTAACCCCGGCATAACCAATACCTGTGGCACCTGTCGCACCAGTCGACCCAGTCGCACCAGTCGCTCCAGTCGGGCCCTGCAACCCAGTGTTTATGATGTCCACATAGATCTCTTCAGGAGCCTCAACAACAACCTGAATCTCATTCATGTAATCAGTCATTAGTTACCTCAACTGCTATCGTCGCAATACCCTTTAGGACGGTGCGAACTTTGCCTGCCGTGTTAGTGAGCTGTAAATCCCACGCCAAGTCGCCTAAACCTGCATACGCCCGTGTGATGGCTTTAGAAAACGTCACCGTGTAAACTCCCAAAGTGCCACCCGTAACCGCAGGGTTGAGCGTTGTAGGGCTTGCATAAGGTGCATAAATGGTTGCTTTGAGAGTGCCGTCGATAGTTGCTGGCTCACCTGCCGCGTTTATCATGTTCACGATGATGGGCACGTCGTCACCGCCATAGAGTTTCAGGTTTAGTGTGCCCGGCACAACTTCGAGGGTAGTCATCTACTTGGCTGGCTTCTCAGCTGGAGCTTCGACAACAACCTCTACAGGTGCTTCGACTACAGGTTCGTTTGTAAAAGGTACTGTGTGCGTTAGAACATCCATGATTTTTCTCCTATTTGATAAATGCGATTAGTTGGGTAATAAGAATGGTCACTACTGAGAAGATACCACCAGCAGTCCACACTCTAAGCTCTAAATCTCTGATGCGTTTCTCGTGGTCTTCTATCTGTTTCGGGTGTGAGCTAAGTTCGATTTTCATCTGAATCAATAGATCGTAAACCTCTTTGAGCGTGATGACCGTTTCGTTATCGTTGGACATTAGAGGCCTCTCCAAAGTTCGTATTCTGTAGTCCATGTTTCTGGGCTTATTTCATGTCTTATTTTTGATGTGAAATACGCTTCAGAGATTGAGTACGAACCTCGAATCACGGTTACGTATAAAGGATTAGCAAACGCGTATGACGGGTCTACAAGATTACCTTTTACATAGCCGTCCGATGTGATAGGTGTTGACGAGACTCGTTTGACACGACGTTCAGGCCTGACAAGGTTCAAGTCATCGACCCAAGCTTTTAGGTATTGGTTTGGGTTACCCGACGGTCTAGTTAGGTCGAGCGCGATGTTCTCTGGAACTACACCGTATTTAGTTATTGAAGTTGTGTTTTTGCATGGTGCATAAGTGTTTGGGTTGATGTGTGTTGTCGGGTCCCATGTTAGAGAGGCATCCACCCAGTTGACCTGATTAGTCGTTTCAAAAGTGACGTCGATGTCGTTGATGCAGTAATGCAATGCTGACGAGTTATGAACGGTACTAAAGTTTGTCCAGTTAGGTGATGCCGCTCCGCTAGGGATTGTGAGCGCTGAACGGTTGACGTATGAAATGTTGTCTAGTAAATAATCGACATACGTTAGCGCGGCTTCGGCGTCTAACACGCCTTGAATCTGTTCACCCGTTGTTGTTGAGTCAACTGTTTTTGCTGGCATAGACGAGCGTGCAGTGCCATAGTTTGCTACGCCCGGAATGTCGCTGTAAACAACTGCAGCTGCAGAACGAAGAACGCCAAACCTAGTCTGTGCTGGTTGCTGAATGTAGGTTGCCGAGTCAATCTTGACGCTCATAAGACGCTTAATAACGTTGTAACAACTAAGCGTTATTTCAGCTGCGCCCTGGCTATCGTAGTTGACCGTTACTTCATCAATCCAACCCTTAAACAAAATGACTTTGTTAGTACCCCAAGACGGATTTTTGTATGGTGTCGCAACGCTAATAAGTACAGGTGCGTTAGGTCTTATCGTGCTGTTATTCACCGGGTCAAAAGTTGAACCTCTCAAAGTGATGGTTGCCGATGGTAATTCGATGAGCGGTAAAAGCCCCTGGGTGGTGTCGAAACCATGTTCAATAGAAACGCTGGTCACGCTGGTAATAGCTTCTACAGGGTATGCCCCAAGCTTCACTGACAGATCGCGTTCATAGTTGAAGCTCATCAGTTTACCAAGTAGTTTCGTCCGCTGGTACGTTCGTATTTTCTAATCGCCGTAATAATGTCAACAGCGCTCGCATCAGACTTAGTGACCTTGATGTTGTAAGTTGAACCACCCTTAGCGATTGAACCTGACAACTTGTCAATAGCTGTTTTGAGTTGGCTTTGAGTTGCACCGTTGTCGATTTTTGCTTGAGCTGTACCCACGCTCGTACCAAGTTTCCCTACACCCTTGTAAAGTTTGAGCACTGTCGATAACTTGCCAGACTTGAGCAAACCCTCAGCAACTGTTCCGCCCTGCTCTGCACCTAAGCCTACGATTTGGTCAATGAGAGATGCCGTGGCACCTTTCTTTTTGAGCTTGGCAATGTTGGTAGCAAAGTTAGCTGCAGCATCTTTGACACGTTTCATAGTAGAGATGAGTTTTTCAACAGAGAAGTATTGGACATCACCGTTAGAGATAAGGCCAAACCCTGAAGTAGCTTCGCTTTGAAAGCTCTGCATCGACTCTTTGATTGCTTTCGCGGCATCGGTGTAAGCGGTCTGCAGGGTAGCCAGGTTGGCTTTTAGCCGTGTAATAGCTGCAGATTCTTTACTAGCACTACTGTTGCCAGTTCCACCAGCAAGTTTTCCAAATAGCTCTTCAAACAAACTTGCAGCTTTATTCTTAGGTGTGACGTAGCCGCGTGGGTCGTAGTTTGCGTTGCCTGCAGATTTTCTAACATTCAAACCAGCATCTTGACGACGTTGAGCAAGTCTTCCTAAGCCACCCGGTGAAAGAACATCAAAGCCTGTTGCAGCGTTTTTGATGACATCTGCAAAGCTATTATTGTTGTTTACTAAAATAACAAAAGGATCAACCAGTTTAGTTAACGCATCGGCCAAACGAATAATTGCGTTAGTAAAATCATCAACTTTTTTTATGCCCTCGGCAGAGCCTAGATAAGTGGCAAACTCTTGAAGTTTAGGTAACAGAGCATTACCGATACGCTCTTGAACATCGTTAAGGACTGCATCCAGTCTGAGATAAGGGTCTAGGTCTGCGGCAGCTACTGCGCTACCCTCAAAAGCAGCCTTTAGTAAATCAAGTGGGTTTTTAGCATTTTTCAAAGCTGGCAAGAGTTTATTTAGGGCAATGTTAGAACCGTTGAAAGAGCGCCCGATTGCATTAGCAACTGTTGCCAGCGGTTTTCCTGTAGCTGTTGATGTGTCTAAGGCAACCTGCATAAGCTCGTTAGCTTTAGTGACGCTGCCAGTTGAAGTGATAAGTGCTTGATAAGCCGGTCTTAGATTATCGTCGAGGATACCAGTTTGCGTTTGCCAAGCTGCAATGCTTTTTTCAATCGAAATGATTTGAGCATCGTTGGCGCCTACCACGTTTCGCAATGTCAAAGCAAGTTGAGCCTGAGATTTGTTATCTTCAATGGCAGCTTTAGTTAGTGTCTTAAATTGGTCAACTAAAGCTCCTACAGCAAACCCTGCGGCAATGCCTGCTAATGATGCTTTGATGTTTTTAGAAATACCTTTAGTGGCTTTCTCAAACTGTGTTAGTTCTTTGCGCGCACCACGTGTTGCTTTAGTTAGGTTTTTGTAATCGCCAAGGATTTTGACATCTAGATTCAAAGCCATTCGTCTAGATCACTTCCATTCCTAGTAGATAACGCGTCAATAAATGCAATGTACTCTGTAGCCGTCAACTTACGAAACTCCGACGGTGACATCTTTGTTGCCACACAAAAGTCGGCCATTCGTTTAGCCTGGGCTTTTGCTATTTTGGGTCGGTGTCGACCTTTAGTAGCTCCAGACCCTCAGTCATGGTCATAGCTTTGACAGCTTCCATAGTGAGTGCTGGGTTGGTGCGTTTGCCGACCACGAATACAAGCGCAGCATAAGCTTTGCCCTTAACCTGGCCTGCCTGGTGAATCTCGTCAATCGGTCGGCCCATCAGGGTTTCGACCTCTTCGATTTCGCCAAAAGTTAGTGATTCAATAATGTCCATGTTGTGTCCTATCGTTGTGGTTGTCCCCATTTTTGCAGAAGCTCGTTCATGTTCTTCGTGTACGTCGTTTCGATTTCTTCACGTTCGTAACCTAGAGCTCTTGAAAAGAATGGGTTTGGTTTGATGTTTTTCTCGATGAAGTTGTTTTTGTCGTAGAACCAACCCCAGTGAATAGGGTTAGCATACGGCACTCGGTTCCATCCAATACGCACGTAGGCGCCCTTTAGGATGGAGATTGCTTTGATGTTGCGTGCCAAGTTTCCAGTGCGCTTAGGAGCAAGCTCACGACCTTTTTCAGCTACTAGCTTCGCAGCCTGCAAACCTGCCGCTTTGATTTCGGCGTCGGGTACCCCAATGTTTTTCAACATCTTTTGAATGTAAGCAAGGTTTTTGACCTCGATTGCACCCTCAGAGGTACCCGACAAACGACCCATAAGACTAGGCAGTGATTTTCTTGGTAAGTCCCCAAAAGATTGCTGGGGTTGCTACAGGTGTGTGAACTGAGTTGACCACACGCAAAGTCACGGTAAAGGTTACTGTTTCACCAGCGGTCAATGATAGTGGCGGCAACGCGTTGATTGTCACTGTACCTGTGTAGTGAGGCTGAGTTGCAGAAGCTACTGCGTTACCCTGTGGAGCAATAATGAAAGCAATGTCTGTCTCATAGTTTGTAAAAAGGATTTGGTAAAGGCTTGCAGCGTCTCCGCTGGCCATGCCCTCTAGGGTTAGCTCCCACTGTTGTTCTGCTTCAGGCTGGCAGAATGTGCGAGGTGCGCCACCCTGAGCGTCCGACAAAGCGAGCTCTACGCGCGAAGCATCGCACGAATAGTCGACTGCGCCGATTTTGAAAACAATGTTTTGTGCTTTGATGCGTGTTGATGCTGCCATGATTTCTCCTTACAGAGTTATAGATAGTTGAACGCCGAGGTTAGCGGCGAGGTATTCGGCTTGGTTAGCTTGCAGAATGTATGGTTTTTGAACGTTGATTAGCCGGGCGTAGCCGGGCAATGCGTTGATTGTCTGCTCTATGAGTGCATCTAAGATTTCTGTCGATTGTTCGTTGACAGCTTGAGAAGCCACTGCAGTGATCTCCAGATTGAGGTTGTATTCTCGACCAAGAGTTTCAGGTTCAAGGTATGTGCCACCTGCGTTGATGATGACTACTGGTGGGACTATACGTTCTGGAACAAAAGATAAAACGTCAAGGCCTGCGCCTACAAGTGCCAGGGCAAACTCTTGACGTGATGCTGTAATCTCGTTGAGGCTCATACGGCTATTCCTACGAACGGCAATAACAACGGGTAAACCGACGTCATCGGGTCACGTGCTGCACGAACCGTCTGCCCTGAACCATCAGCGAACTGACTAGCACCAAAAGGTGCGGAGCGACGGTGGAACAACTCACTAGCAAGAGTCAAAGTGGTTTGGTCGAGAATACTCGACGGCACCGTTTTGCTTCCTACATAGTTGCGGATGAGCGCACTAGCTGAGGTTAGGCAACCTGTAATAAAGTCGCCAGTCTCTTTAGTACCTACATACGCTTGGAGTTGCGCCACCGTCACGGCCATTAGTCTTAGGCGACCTTGATTTTGACGAGAGCAGTTGCGAATGGAACGGTTGAGAATATGCCGTAACCGTAGATTGCGTACTGGTTGGTTAGGGTGCCGATGTTTTCCATCTGTAGACGGGTCGGGGCACCTGCATTCTCGTAGTGGGTCAATGCGTTGCTGTTGGCTAGGTAAACGGTGTTAGCCGCTAGACCCGGGTCAACATACACTGGGACACCGTAGATTGAACCGCGGAGGGTTGGCAAGTCGGCGGTACCGATGTTGTTGAAACCCTGACCTGTACCGAGTACAAGTGGACGGCCACCAGTCTCAGAAATGGTTACAAGCTTCTTGTACGCTGCAGTGTCGCAGAGCATGAACTCTGGTGTGAAACCACTGTTTGCGTAAATGTAGCTTGAACCATCAGCGATCGCACCAGCGACAGTTGCAGCGGTAACGCTAGCTGAAATGTCGATTAGGTTACCGATAACTGTGGTGTAGGTCAAACCTGCAAGCGTTGCGATAACGTCTGCGTTGGTTTTCTTTGCGTAGCCAATGTTCATAGCACGGAATGCAGTGTCAAGGAATGGAACGGTTGAACGTTCAATCGTCTGACGTGATAGCGAGGTCTGTGATCCGTAGGTTGCGATGGTTGCTGAGACGGTGCTAAAGACGATGTTGCCGTCGCTTAGTGCACTATTCTCAGATGACTGTTTTGCAGTTGCGATTGAGTTGCTTGTAACCTTTGCCCACTCGACAGTCAAACCCTCAGCTGGTAGAGCTGCAGTGTTGAACATCGAAGCTGAGGTACGGTTAGCGGCGATGAGCACGTCTAGCGTACCCAACCAACCCGGACGAAGAGCTGCATCTGCAGAGGTAGTTGCTGCACGTGCTAGGTCTAACGCTGAGTCTTCACCCATAGCGTAACCCTTTATGAACTCGCCGTATGAGCGGTACTGGTCGAATGATGGTGCAGGTGACGAAGTAACGAACCCGGCTTCTGCCAGGCGACGAACCTCTGCCACTTCGTTGCGAACTTCTACAAGCTCGTTTTCTAGTGATTCCATTTGAACTCCTTGTTCATTAGGTTTTACCTCGGCCAGGCGGCTTTCGGTGATTTCTTCTTCGCGCACTTCACTAATAGAAGCACCCGAATAGGCTGGGAATGCTACGACTGAAACTTCTTTCAAGTCGACTTTGGTACGTGTGACAGTGTTGCCGTCACGTGTTTGCTCGACAGGTGCAAAACCAACCGAGAACTTATTCAAAACACCGTCGCGTAGAAGCGTATAAACTTCGTTGCCACGTGCCGTGTCTGAAATCTGGGCAGTGATTGAATAACCATCCGCTGTGTCCTCGCCCGACAACACTTTGCCAATAGGCTCCGAGTGCTGGTAAAAAAGTTTGACGTCTTCCACTGAGGCAATAGCGCCCGGTGCGAAACGTTCTGAATAGCGACCGCCAATGTTGGCGTCTTGGTTGTATGGAACGGCTAAACCTGTAACTGTTCGAGTTGCTTCGTCGAGACGAACTTCAAACTCTCTAATCTCCAGTGGTGATTGCGACATCTTGGATGTCCTCCTTATTCATTACGTACTGAGGTGTCATAAAGCCTGCAGCGATCGCTGTTGCATAGTTTGCGTAACGTTGCGTCTGGTCAGACTTGAAAAGGTTTTCAAAGTCAAACTCGACTTCAACACCTCTAGGTAATAGGTTGCTGAATGCGTCTTCGATTGGGTCGGTGTAAGCGGCCAGAGTGTGACGCCAAAAGGTGCGCTCTTCATCGCTAAGGTTTGCATAGGTTAGTGACGTACCGTCTACACCTGTGACTAGGAGGCGCGCTGGGATACCAAAGAGTCGAGCAACAGCTTGGACAGATTGCGCGGCCACGTCGGTGAACAAAGCGTCTTTAGGAGATAGCGAAACCTGTTGATACTGCACGCCACTGCCTAACACGGCTACTTGGCGCGTAGCTTGCTTCTGGTGCCAACGTGTAGCGATTTCTTCTGCCTGGTCGCCGTTGAGTTGCAAGTTAGTAGTTAGTGTGCCAGTAGGTACACCTGCAGCCGAAAACCAGTTAGACGCCCAGTCACGAAGTTGAACAGCGCTAAGTAGCTCAGCGTTGCACTGTTGGATAGGGCCTAGACCGCGTGCTTGACCTACAACACTAAAGAGTTTGATGTGTTCAATCTCAGTCGGAGTGTAAGTGCCACCCTGCCACGTGATTGTTTTGACAAACGTTTTCGGGTCAATGAAAACACCGACAGCTTCCGCCGGGAGAATGTCCACCGAGTTGACGTTGCCACGCGAGTCAAAACGCTTCAACCAAAACGCTTCGCCGTGAGTAGCCAGGCTAATGACTGTTTCGAATACGAAGTTACGGCGTGACTGGTTGAGGCTTGGCTTGTCTACGATTAGAGGAACGGCAAGTTTAGTTTCAGTACTGCCCGAATACTTAACCGCGTTCATGTCCATGTCAGCGATAGGTGTCGCGATGATTTGCAGTGATCTATACACCGACGTGATACGGAGAGCTTCAGCAACGGTTACGTATGTTGCGGAGGTCGCACGAGACGGGACTACGATTTCATTCGACCGCTGCGTTGGGTCGATGCCGAGTATGCGCTGTAAAATGTTTGCCACTGCGTGCATCATAACACGAAGTTATGACAGATTGCTAGAAGACTTGTAAAGTCGCCGTGTCGTTCGAATACGCTACGTACGCACCCATAACGGTAGCCATTAGAGCGTCGATTTCGCCTGTCGAGTCTTTGCGAGAGATAAGCCAACTCTCACCCATGTATTTCGCAATACCACGACCGACCTGAGCGTTGAGCAAAGGGTCGTTGTTGTGTTTGAGTGTCTGAGTTGCCAGTGCCGAATAAGCGTAGGCACACGCCGACTGCAATTCCTTAGTCCACAACTGCCACACCGGATAACCGTTCAGTTTCAGCTTTTTGCCCAGGTTAGGCAAGTTGCGGTCGTCAAGGGTAATCGCTATCGGTGTGAATCTTTTCCACAAGTCTGTCAACAGGTCGAATAACTTTTGCTCAGTCGGGTTTACTATCGATGCAATGAGCTGAGTGTCCACCCTCTCCCCGTTACGGCGCGACACCGTTACGCTCGCGTGCTCCCAGTTGAGAGTACGGTCGACAGCAAAGACAAGCCGATCTCTTTCGTTCACGCCCTCGCCCACGTTATCCACCCAAAACTGCCCAGGCACCCATGCATTAGACGAGCCAGAGATGAACTGGTTTAAAACATAGCGACGTGCCTCATGTTCAGGGATAACGGCGACGTTGCTAATGACACGGTCAATTGGAACACGACCTGCAGCAACCGCTGGGTTAGCTGCAAGAATAGCTTCAGGGTCATCGATAGCCGAGTTTGCTGGTGCCTCCCAAACGAAGAATCCAAAACGCTCCAAGCTTTCGTCACCGTTGATAGCGCGTTCGCCCATGCGATATAGGTCAAGTAGCTCCTGCGAACTCTCGTCCCCTGCCGTCGTGATGCCAATAACCATGCCGTCAGTCCGCGCCGACGTACCTAGAACTGCCGCCGTCCACATACCCTTTTTAGCCAGGTGCAACTCATCAAAGATACACATCGAGATAGGCAAGCCTTGAAGAGCAGATTCTTTAGCTGGCAAAACTTTGTACTTGCCCGACCCATCCGCTGTTACGATGCCACGCGTCTCAGTGGCACGCTTGAATCGTTTAGCCATGTGAGGGTTATTGCGCACTACATAAAGCACCCGGTCATAAATAATCGCCGCCTGCTCTAAAGACGAAGCAAGAGACAAAATGTTCGGGCCGGGCACGTGCAACAAAAAGCCGTAAACGCCTGCAAGCAAACCACCTAGTACCGACTTACCGTTCTGCCTGCCCAAACTAACGACTACCTGCCGATAGCGGAGCTCGCCTGGATGGTGTAAATGGTCTTTCGGGTAACGTTCCAGAATGTGATCTAGTAGCCAAGCCTGCCATTCATCCAACTCGAAGTCCGAAACGGCATCCGGCGTAGACCAAACGGCCGTAGCCATACGCGCGAGAGCTGTTCCATCGGTTGGAAAGTGCTCCGATAGAGGTTTTGTGTAGCGAGCTGGCAACCTAAGCGTCACGTGTGAGAAGCTCCGTAATCGGGTCAAACTCAACCACGTTCGCATTCAGCTGGGCGCGCAACTCTGTGAATGTTTTACGAAGCTCGGCCGCTGTAGAAGTGTTGCCGTTCTCATCGAAAGAGAGTGCAAGTGTTAGGCAAAGGTGTGCAAGTACGAGCTGGTCGGCTGAAAGTTGCTTATCGACCAGATAGGCCTTGATTGAGTCGTGAACCATGTTGTGACCTTTCGGATAATCTGAACTGTTTTTGTAAATCGAGGAGGCTGCGCGGGATGAA